TACGCCTATAAGCTCTTCTTACAAGAGTTGGAGTCAATGTCAATCTGTTCGCGAATTCTACCTGAGTCGCGTCTGCGCGCCATTGCGAACGAGGCGAGCCTGATGCCTGAGCCGGCTGGACTAGTTAAGAGTCTAACATGACCCCTCCTTTCGGATCTGTGAAAGCGACTGTTCGAGTTGTTTATTCGCAAACATATATCCTATAATCGATTTATCGCATGCTAAAATCGGTACCCACTGTTTGTTATATTTTTTCAAAATATAACCAACACACTTGCTCTCACAATTATAAACGGGAAAGCTGTAATGGTCGCGCTCAACCCGTGCTAGAAAGAATCCAAACGCCCCCGCAAGCATAATTGTAAACAAACAAAGAAATATACTGATAAACATATACATAGTTTGTTATATTTATATCAAAAAGAGAACAATAAAAGTCAATTTTTATTCCTCTTTCAGGTCAAAGACTAATTCAGTAAATCCGTCCGCGGGCGCCGACTTCTCCGCCGAAATGACATCCCGTGCCCAGGACCCAATCAGTCCCGCCGACTCGCCATAAAAGTCCCCGCCGCCCCGTCCGTTCCCCTCGCAAGTCAAAAGCGGCAATGGATGGATTCGAAGCCCGTCATGCCCCTTGGGAACCTTCCGTTTGTCTACAAACTGCCGCTTTGTATGATTGACAAGAAACACATACTCGCCAGTAGTATTGGCGGTAGAATGAAGCATCAAATCGTTACGCTCGTTACAAATCAAATGTAGATTTTTGCCGAGCCCTGGCTCCGCATCGGCATAATCGCCGCACCAGACAACCCGAGATATATGATGCCGACCCTCAGGTGTAAGTTCCCATTCAAATGAGCACACGCCCTCATTACCTAGATACGAATGTTCCATAAGTTTCGCCCCAAATCCAGGCGCCATCCACGCCCGAATCCAGCCATTCGCATCCAAAATAACGGCGTAGTAGTACTGTCCCATTTGTTATGCTTATATTATAAGTTTAACAAATATTTTCAATTTTGTTCGAAATCAGCGAACCAAGCGACGCAACGTTTTCTGTAGGGATTTTGACCTATATACTATAGCCATTACACATACAACAACTAGAATAGCCAATGCTGTATACGAATTATTAAATATAATACGGCAAATATTTACAACCATAGCGACTATATGTTCGTACCAGGTGGTCGGATTCGCCGACATACGCATTGTCTCACGCGAAAGCACGGTCCAGCCAACATTCAGTTGGCGTACCCACATCTCGGAAAGTGGGCTGCTGCCAGGCGGCACAACAAGATAATGCATTTTGAGAAGAACACGAACTTTATCTTTTGGAATCGCTCCCTCGACACAATGAATATCTTTATTATAATCGAGACCGTGAAAGTCCCGTGTATTCATCTTGACGCGCACGTCTTCATCGGGAAATGTTGTTGTTACTGTATTATTTTCGTTACAGGCAATAATCACGCGGTAGAAGATGACCCCGCCGGTTGGAAAGAGCGCAAAGGGGCTGTCGTAGTGGCAGTCAACAAGTGCGCGATCGGAGCCCACCGCACCTTTAGGGCTCACAGCCCAATAAATCTCGTCAGCCTCCGTGACTGGCTTCACAATGGCACCAGGAAATCGTTCGCGTATTTTGTCAAAAATCGCAGGGTCTGAGCGTACGGCATCGAGTGCCGAACGATATTCGCCCCCCTCCACTTTATCAATCCATTCATGGTGCGCGGTTGTATATGTCGCATATCGCGTTTTTGCGACATCTGTAATATTTTGAAGATGTTTATCACTGTCTATAGTTCCTGAAATTACGGCAAATCCCTCCATCTTACTATACAGTAAGAATTTATTCTGTATTTTTATTTACGAGCAGTAAAGGCGACGAGTCCAACAAACAAGGCAGCAAATAACGCACCGGCAAGAACTTTTGACTGCCCTATACCGCCGCGGAATCCTTCGACTTTTCTATCGGACGCATAGTCTTCGGCGCTCACCCACGAATCGAAAATCCAATGGCTGGCGTGGGGCTTGCCGTCAGGATACGTCAATGCCTCTTTGGACGGGTCAATCCACCACTCACCGGTTGCCTGACTTTGGATATTTCCCTCTGCGTCACCAACGGGCAGACTCACTTTACGGCAACGCGCGTATCCGCTATTCATCACTGCGTTAAACATTGGTGCGGGATTGAGTGCTTTTGCGGCGTCTTCGAACATACCGGGTGCTAGACCGCGAAGTTTGGCACCGAGTGTAGTCTGAATTTCGTTTCCAAGGCGACCAGGGATTCCGTGGGGTGTTGTATCAATATATTCATACATATCCTGACCGTTCGAACACGTGGCGCCGGAATTGAGGAAGTAGCGCACGCCAAGCGGTGTTTGGTTATGTCCGCGGTCTTTGGCGCCTCCAGTGCTTTCACCAAAACCAATGGTATCTACATAGTAGTCTACACCCGCACCAGCACCCATAATACCACTATACGAACCATCGCCCCAACTTACACCAATATCGCCAGGCGTAGGTAGTTGTGCCGCGTAATCGTAATTTGGTCCTAGAATTGTTTTCATATTTGGCATATATTGAGTTACTTTCGTATTTAAATTTTTTAATGTATCCATCGCCCCGCTTCCTTATTTGGGTGAGTTATTTTCGCCCAGCGGTAAATGCTACAAGTCCGACGAAAAGGGCGGCAAAGAGCACGCCGGCGGCAATACGGGAGCCACCAACCGGTGTCGACGATCGGAAATCCTCAATCACGTTTCCTTTTGCGTCCTTTTTAGGATACGTTTTCTTTGTTTTATTATAGTCGTCAGCAGATACCCATTTATCAAATACCCAGTGCGTAGCGTAATATTTTCCGTCGGCGCCCTTTGTGAGTTTTTCCTTTGCGGGGTCAATCCACGGGCGAGTCACGTTCGCATTTTTAGACTTCAGATTGCCCTGGTAATCGCCTACCGACGCTGTCATTTGTTTACATTGGGGATATCCTGAGCCAATGGCGGCAGAGAAGAACGGGGCGGGGTTGAGTGCATCGGCGGCGTCGTTCACGATTCCTGGCGCCAATCCCTGAAGCCGAATGCCACCCATCTCCTTCGCAAGAGTATCACCGAGCGGTCCAGGAATCCCCGTCGGAATTGTACTTATATATTCGTACATACTTGCCCCGTTGCTACACGCAGCCCCCATTTTAGGGTCGGCGACTTTGAGAAAGAAGTTGAGACCCATAGGATACTGGCTCATATTATCGGATAATCCTACCGATTGTCCGTAACCCAGGGCGCTCGCGTAGTAGTCGACGCCCGCCGCCGCCCGTGTAATACCGTCAATCGAACCGTCGCCCATATTGATACCGAGCTCGGATGGTGCCTTCATTTCGCCAGAATAATCGTATGTAGGTCCAATAAACGCGCTGGCGTCGGGTAGATAATTCATTACGGCGGTCGGCTGCTTGAAGAGTGAGTTTACGGATGTTTCGGCGGACGTAACGCCGCTAGCAAAACTATTTGCGGCGCCTTGAATATCCATTCTCTCCTTACTTGAAGCGTCTAAAATTACTTACGCAGCGCCGTAAATGCTACAAGTCCGACAAAGAGTCCGGCAAATAATAGACCCGCTGTAACTTGTTCGGATTTCAGGTGGTGGCTATTTCGTGAAAATCCTTCGGCACCCCCGTCCTGAATTGCGGCTTTGATTTGATTCGCGCTGGGCTGCGGCGGAATCGGTGGATCAGGCGGCGTATTTTGGTCGGGAATGTCTTTGGATGTATAAAACCGTCCCATACGCTTGAGTTCATGTTGCGTCCACTTATATTCGTCTTGGGAAATCCATTTGTCAAATACCCAGCGGCGCATAAAGGGTTGGGGTCCACTAGGTACATACTTTGTACCGTCTCCTGGCGGCAGTGGTTTGTAATAGACTTTATCAGCAGTAGGGTCGACCCATATATTGGGAACTTCAATAGGCGGGTCATCGCTGCCGGTGGGGTCGGCATTGTAAATCGGTTTAGGAAAGCGAGACGCAAGTTGTCCGTCGACGTTTCCGACGGGCGCCTCCATTAATTTACATTTTGGGTAACCGGTACCCATTACGGCATTAAACATAGGTACAGGATTCATTGCCTCCATAGAATCTTGAA